GATCTACGAATGCTATTGCGAACTCGATATCCGCGGCTTTGAGGACAAAGACGGCAAAGGCCCGACCGGTCTAGCGCTGCCATATCGCGTTGTCATGGACAAGGACAGCCGTCGCGTTCTGGAAGTCCGGCGCAACTGGCGGGAGGAAGACGACAGCAAGCTCGCCAAGATCTGCTTCGTCAAATACTCCTACGTGCCCGGCCTTGGCTTTTATGACATCGGGCTTGTCCATATCCTCGGCAATACGACGAACGCTCTGACGGCGGCATGGCGTGAGCTGTTGGATGCCGGCATGTTCGCCAACTTCCCGGGTTTTATCTATTCCAAGATCGCCGGCCGGCAGAACACCAATGAATTCCGTGTTCCCCCTGGTGGCGGCGTTGGCCTCGATACGAACGGTCTGCCGCTTAACCAGATGGTCATGCCGCTGCCTTACAAGGACATCGGGCCGGCCTTCGCGCAGTTCATCGACAACATTGCACAGACCGGGCAGCGTATCGGCGGCACGGCTGAGATCGGCATAGGCGAGGGCAAGCAGGACGCTCCAGTCGGCACGACGCTTGCTCTGCTCGAACAGGCCACCAAGATCGAGGGCGCCGTCCACAAGCGCCTCCACGCCGCACAGGCCGAAGAGTTCCAGCTCCTCAAAGAGTGCTTCCGCGAAAACCCTGAGTCCTTCATCCGTTCCGTCAAGGGAACCATGGATTGGGACGCGAACAAGTTTATCGCCGCCCTTGAGGACGCATCGATCGTCCCGGTTGCTGATCCGAACACGCCGACGCATATGCACCGCCTCATGAAGGCGCAGGGCCTCGTCCAGATCGATAAGGCATATCCTGATATGCTGAACTCTCAGGCTGTCGTGGAACGTGTCCTGACCATGATGGGGGTCGATGACGCGGAATCGCTGTTTGCCGCCCCACAGGCACAGCAACCCAATCCTCTCGCCATGGCGAAGATGGCCGAACTAAGCCTGAAGAGCAAAGACCAGCAGATGAAGTCTGCCAACCAGCAGCAGGAATTGGCGCTCAAGGCCAAGATCGCTGATCAGGACGCGGCCAAGGATCAGGCGGAAATCCAGGCGAAGCAGCAATTGGTCCAGCAGCAGTCTGCGGCAAGTGCCCAAGAGCTGCAGTCCAAGCAGCGCATTGCCGGTCTGAACTTCCTCGGCGATCTTGCCAAGCATGAGAGCGCGCTCAACGAAGTGCAGGACGCATCGAAATCCATGGGCGTTCTCGGCCCGCAACCGTAACAGGAGAGCATTATGGCTCACTCAATGCGCCGTGAGGCGGATCAATCCCGCGATGACAAGATGCGCTCCATGAAGATCACGACTGCGGATCTCGGCACAGACGAAGGCATCGGTCATGTCCTGCCGGCCAAGGACGGAACACAGGGCGAGGCTTCTGGTGAACGAGCCAAGGGCTACAAGCGCGGCGGTCGTGTCGATGGCGGTTCGGTTGAAGGCAAGAAGGCCAAGGAGCGCATGGACCGCCCCGGCAAGTTCGCCAACGGCGGGAATGTCGGGAAGGCGAAGAAGAAGGGCGCGCAGACCACGGTCAATGTCATCGTCGCTTCTCCGAAGGGCGCTGGTGGCCCTCCAATGGTTCCTCCGATGGGACCGGGTGCCGGCGCTACGCCTCCGCCTCCAATGCCGGCTCAAGCTGGTCCCGGCGCTCCGATGCCTCCGGGTCCGGGAATGCCGATGCGCAAGGATGGTGGCCGAGTTCCGAAGATGACGGCCGGCGCTGGTTCTGGCGAGGGCCGACTGGAGAAGATCAAGGAATATGGCGCCAAAGCCAAGCGCTGATCAGATCGTGCGGTATTTTCCTGACTGGCCCCGCTCGCGGCTGGGACAAGGCTTTGTTCGTCCGCGAAGAGCGGCGCCGTTACCGCATGATGGATATTTTAGCGGCGTAAGCAGGCAAGCGAGTACCCCTCCAACACAGAGAAAACCAATGTCCGAAGAAGAACAGAAGATCGAGGCTGAAATTCAGGCCAAGGGCAAGACTGCCCCGCGTCTAACGCCAGAAGATATCGACGCCACCATTTCAGGCGAGTATTGGTTCCGAGTGTCGGATGTGCTGAAAGGCGCTCCCATCATGCCTGCGCTGGAATGCCTCACCATTTGTGTCCTCGTTCTGAAGAACGGCTTTACGGTGATCGGAGAAAGCGCCTGCGCCAGCCCGGAGAACTATGACCGAGAGATCGGCAACAAGATTGCCCGCGACAATGCACGTAAGAAGATCTGGCCACTTGAGGGCTATCTGCTTCGTGACCAGTTGGCACGCGTTGCCGTTGGCATTCCTCAGTGACCGCCACGCATTTCGATGTACGCCTGCTTGAGGCGGCGCGCAAACAGATCGGCGAATTGATCGAAAGCAGATCGGGCGCCCTGATCCAAGGCATCGCCACCGACTATGCCGACTACCGCTATCGAGCCGGCCAAATCGACGGCTTCCAAACGTCCCTAGACCTTCTTGCTGAAATCGTCCGCGAGATGGGCGATCAGCGCTCTTAACCAGGAGAACTCATGTCGAAGAACAAACCGCAGGCGACTGCGGAAGAAATCCGTGCGTCCATCGAAGACCTGTCCAAGGTCGAGGTCATGCACAATCAGATCCTCGTCGGCATCTTCATTCGCCCCGAGAAAACGTCTGGCGGCATCTTCCTCACGGAAAAGACGCTGGATGAGGACAAATGGCAGGGCAAGGTCGGACTCGTGCTCAAGGCCGGCCCTATGGCCTTCCAGAACGAAGGCAACACCGACTTCCACGGCCAGAGCGTCAACGAAGGCGATTGGGTGATCTATCGCGTCTCTGATGGCTTCTCCATCGACGTGAACGGCGTCCACTGCCGTCTGATCGAGGACGTGCATATCAAGGGCCGCGTGGCCGATCCTTCCGTCATCTACTAAGGAAATCGATATGTCAGACATTGAGAACAGGGACGACGAGCTGGAAATCACGCTCGATGATGTTCCTGCCAAGCCAGTCGATGGCGCGGCTGAAATCACGATTGACGAAGCGCCGGTTGCGAAAAGCGGTGAAGAAGACTGGAAAGCCCAGTTCGAAGCCGCCCAGAAGAAGGCAGACGATGCCGAGCGGCTGGCGCAACAGCGCGCCGATGAGCTGACCCGCGTCTCTCGTGAGCGTGATGCCAATCGTACGGCTGTTGTCTCTGCGGAAATGCTGGCCGTCGACAATGCCATCGCTAACACCGAGCATGAGCGTTCCGACGCCAAGGCCGAATACAAGGCCGCTATGGAGGTCGGTGACTTCGAAGCTGCTGCCGAGGCTCAGGCGAAGCTTTCCGATATCGCCGTCCGTGCCCAGCGTATCAAAGAGGGCAAGGCTGCCCTTGAGCGCCGGGCTGAAGATGTCCGCAATCAACCCGATCCGGTAGAGCAGTTCGTTTCCTCTCTGTCGCCGGCGTCTGCCGGATGGGTCCGCGCTCATCCTGATGTGATCAGCAATCGCTCCGAGTTGGAACGGGCTCACTACGGCGCGGTCTATAACAAGATCCCGCTGGATACCCCGGAATATTTCAGCTTTCTCGAAAGCGAACTCGGGTATTCCACAAGACAGGCCGCTCCTGTTACGGAACCGCGTCCACGCCCTCAGGCAGCCCCAGCAGCCCCTGCTGCGCCAGTCAGTCGTGGTGGCGCAGCAGATGCCCCGCGCACCTCGCCGAACAAAGTCAGCCTATCAGCAGCCGAGCGGGAAGCAGCTGCCTTTTGTGGCATGACCGACGTCGAATATGCGCGTCACAAGCAGGCCATCCAACGCGAAAGCAACACAACCCACTAAGGAACTCCCCATGGAATCCGAAATTGAAAAGCGCGGCCCGGGCAGACCCCGCCGCGATGGCGCGGAGATTCGCTCTGAAATCCGTGCTGACGGCATCCGCGGCAAGACCCGCAAGCGCAAGGGCGGCCAGCTTGCCGACAAATACCATGTCGATGCTGCCTCCATCCCCGAGGGCATGAGCTACGAATGGAAGACGGTTTCGGTCTTCGGCAAGGAAGATCACACCTACAGCGTGATGCTTCGTGAGCAGGGCTGGGATCCGGTCGATGCAGAACGTCATCCCGACATGGTCTCTCCCGACCACAAGGGCCCTATCGTCCGCGATGGACTCATGCTCATGGAGCGGCCGATCGAACTCACCCGAGAAGCGCAGGCCGAAGATCGCGCTGCCGCTCGCGAAGTGATCCAGACGAAGAGACAGCAGATGGGCGAAGCCCCGGCCGGAACCGCGCCGCGCGAGCATCCCAATCTGCAGAATTACATCCGCACCTCTTACGAGTCGATGCCGATCGACGGCTAACCGGCTCCATAAATTGCCAAGGCGGGCCGCTGCGGCATCATCCGAGACATAACTACCGGGCCGGTGGGAATGCTCTTCCTTCCTGAATGGAGATCGCAATGGCTAACACCTTTGCTCCTTTCGGGTTCGCTCAGTCTAGCGGCCTTGGTTCTGCGCCAACCTACGAGATGAAAACTCGTCTGATCGCGCTCACCGCTTCCGCTATCTATCTGAACGATCCCGTCACCAGTCAGTCGGACGGCACGATCGCGCAGTCCTCCCCTGGCACGACACAGATCGCCGGCATCTTTGCAGGCTGCAGCTATATTTCGGCTGCCACCGGTCAGAGAACATGGTCCAAAACCTGGCCCGGCTCCGGCTCGGCTCTGGCAAATACCACTGTCAGCGCTCTCATCATCGATGACCCGAATGCCCAGTTCATCGTCCAATCCGGCAATGCCGGTACGGCGGTCACAGAGGCCGATGTCGGTGCGAATATCAATTTCGCGATCGGTACGGGAAATGCGCTGACCGGTCTTTCCGGTGCCTACGCGAACCAGGCCACGATTGCGGTCACCGCAACGCTGCCCTTCCGTATCCGCGGCCTCATCGCCAATCCGCCCGGCGCCAATGGCACCGATACCGCTTCGAACGGCAACTGGATCGTCGTTGGCTTCAACAACGTCGACACCAAGTCGCTCACCGGCATCGTCTAAGAGGAGCTTAGGATATGGCTATCAATCTCGCACAAATCCGCGATCTCCTCCTTCCCGGTCTCCGTGGTGTTACCGGCAAGTACGATCAGATCCCCGCCCGCTGGCCGAATGTGTTCAGCAAGGGCAAGTCCAATATGGCGCTGGAACGCACCGTTTCCATGCGCTATCTTGGCCTCGCAAAGCTCAAGACCGAAGGTGGGCAGACCTCCTTCGACAACCAGTCCGGCGAACGCTACATCTATAACCAGGAGCACAATGAAATTGCTCTCGGCTATGCGATCACGCGCAAGGCCATCGACGACAACCTCTACAAGGCACAGTTTCAGCCTTCCAACCTCGGCCTGATGCAGTCTTTTGCCCAGACCAAGGAAATCTACGGCTGGAACGTCTTCAACACGGCAAACGTCTATAATCCGGCAATCGGCGGCGATGGTGTGGCTCTCTGCTCCACTGCGCATCCGATCGATGGCAGCACCTTCGCCAACACGCCGTCGGTTCAGGTCGACCTCAATGAATCGTCGCTGCTCAACGCGATGACCACCATTCCGGTCACCTTCGTCGACAACGCCGGCCTGAAGACCTTCGCTCGTGCCCGCAAGCTCGTCGTCCCGAACGCTCTGGAACCGGTCGCTATCCGCCTCACCAAGACGGAACTTCGTCCCGGTACCGCCGACAACGACGTCAACGCGATCCTGTCCACCTCGGGCGGTCTTCGTGATGGCTATGTCGTCTCGGAATTCTTGACCAGCAACTTCGCGTGGTTCCTGCTGACCAACATCGAAGGGCTGCTCTATCTGGAGCGCGTCGCCTTCGAAACGGAGATGCAGGTCGACTTCACCACCGACA